GACCCAATGAGTGCTGTTATCTGTTTAAGGCATGGGCAGGACTTACTGGCTATAGATGAAATCGTTATGTATGGATCAAATACAGATGAGATGGTTGCTGAGATAAAGGATCGTTATCCTAATCGGCACTGCATTATCTACCCTGATCCAGCATCAAGACAGCGCAAAACTAGTGCTGGTGGTCGGACTGATTTGTCGATCTTACAAAACGCAGGATTTAGCGTTAAGGCGAAGAAAGCTCACCCATTGGTCAGGGATAGAATCAATGCGGTTAATAGTCGTTTACTGTCAGGTGATGGTGATCGGCATTTGTTTGTTAGCCCTAAGTGCAAGCAAACCATTAAGAGTTTAGAGAGACAGACTTACAAAGAGGGTACGAGTATTCCTAACAAGGATGGCACTGACCACATGAATGATGCGTTAGGCTATCTGGTAGAGTATTTGTTCCCAATCAGAACTGAATATAACACTCCGCAACCTACTAGGTGGACTTGATGGAAAACAGCGTAATTGAAAACACACACCCTGTCTATGAGGACTACAAGTTTAGATGGTCTTTTTATCTTAGAAGCTACATGGGTGGAGAAGATTATAAAGAGGGTGGCTACCTAACAAGCTACATATCAGAGGACAAAGACGAATACGCAAGGCGTTTAGACCTTACTCCGATGGACAACCACTGTAAGAACATTGTTCACATCTACTCTAGTTTCTTATGGCGCGTACCGCCTACTAGAGCGTTTAACAGCCTAGCCAATGACACTTCACTACAGCCGTTTATGAAAGATGCTGACCTTGATGGTCGGTCTTTTGATGCGTTTATGAAACAAGCGCAGGTATGGTCTAGTGTATATGGTCATGTTTGGTTGATGATTGATAAGCCGCAATCTAACGCTTCTACAAGAGCAGAAGAACTAGATCAAGAGATTCGCCCTTACATGACTGTAATCACGCCAGAGAACGTGTTTGATTGGAAGTATGAGAGAACTGCTAGTGGTAGACATAAGCTAGTTTACCTAAAGGTTAGAGAGTCAGTAGACCGCATAAGCAACACTGAGACAGAGGTTTACTACAGAGTATGGCGTGAAGATACCATTGAGACTTGGCGAGCCACTAACAACGAAGAACAGCACCTAGAGACTATCGACAATACACTAGGCAAGATACCTGCTGTCTTTCTACCTGCTAACAGATCACCTTTACGCGGTATTGGTACAAGCGATATTGCTGATGTGTCGTATATGCAGAGAGCAATCTATCAAGAGTTGTCAGAAGTTGAGCAGTTGATTCGTATCAGTAATCACCCAACACTAGTTAAGACCTACGAGACTGATGCCAGTGCAGGTGCAGGCGCGGTGATTAACTTACCTGATGATATGGATGGCGCATTGAAGCCTTACCAGATGCAACCATCAGGGGCTAACCTAGATGCTGTTAGAGCCTCAATTTCTGACAAAGTAGAATCTATCAACCGCATGGCTCACATGGGCGCAGTGCGCGGCACAGAAGCAATGACACAGTCAGGCGTAGCTATGCAGACAGAGTTCCAGATGCTTAACGCTAAACTTGCCGAGAAAGCAGACATTCTTGAGCTAGTAGAGGAGCAAATCTTTGACCTGTTCTGTCAGTGGCAACAAGTAACCAATGACGTAGAAGTGTTCTACCCTGATGCGTTTGACCTAAGAGACTATGACAAAGAGTTAATATTCCTACAGCAGATGCGAGCCACTGGCGTAAGTAGCGAAACGCTATCAAAAGAGATTGACAAGAAGATTGCTGATCTTGTATTAGACGATGATTTGTTAGTTAAGGCACATAACGAGATTGACTCTACTCCGCAGCAGTTAGGTAGCTTTGATGAGACTGTAGTTAATGGCGGCTGATACTGACCATGCTGACTATGTAGATAGATTAGCAGAAAGGCATCAGGCAAGACTTGCGGCTGCGTTAGCTACATTAGAGCGTAGAATTGCAGACTATGTTGCAACTGCTCCTTTACAAGATGGACAGTTGTTTGATCTGGAGTGGGCTATAAACGCTAGACCAGAACTACGCACAATACTAAGAGAAGAATACTTAACAGAAATAGACAGCATTATTAGAGACTATAGCGCAGTACACCAACAAGCATTAGGCATGATTGGTCAGTACGGAAGCGTTATAGATGTAGATGCTACTATTATTAGCCAGTTACAGTCTTTATCGTTTCAGGGATTTGCTGATATAGGCAATGAGTATTTAGACGTTATAGCCAAGCAGGTTTATGAAAGTACCTTAACAGGTACATCATTTGCCGCTAGTGTTGCAGCAGTACAGCAAGCAGTTGGCGGTGGCATGGCTAGATATGCAAGTCAGCAAGTACATGACTCACTAATGCAGTTTGATGCTAATATCAACATAGCAGTAGGTAAGGCATCAGGTGCTAAGAAGTGGAAATACTTTGGTGGCGTTAAAGAAACATCACGACCACACTGCAAAGAACACGCAGGTAAGGTATATACAGAAGAAGAAATATACAAAGAATGGGAAGGCGACTTTGCTGGCAAGATAGAAGGCAACCCATTTGTAGTTAGAGGTGGTTATAACTGTAATCACCATTGGCGACCAGTTTTTGACTAAGAGGTAAAGACAATGCCACAAGGTAAAGGTACATACGGAAGCAAGGTCGGTAGACCTAAAAAGAAGAAACGCAAAACTAAGAAATAATGTGTTAAGCTATTAATTCACCAACTACTCCTAGTGAGGTTCGTAACATGAGCGATGAAATCATGGAAACCGTAGAAGCTGAAACTGAGACAGCAGCAGTAGAAACTCAGGCAAAGACATTTTCACAAGAAGAACTAGACCGAATCGTAGCTGATCGGATTGCTAGAGAACAGCGAAAGTTTGATAAGAAGCTAGGTGGCATTAACTTAGATGAAGCCAAAGAGTTACTTACTCAAAAGGAACAAGCTGAGATTGAGCAACAAAAACAGCGCGGTGAGTTTGATTCTATCTTAAAGCAAACTGTCGAAAAGAAAGATGCAGTAATCAACAGTTATAAAACTAGGTTGCAAGAGACGTTGATTGATGGACAATTAACCAGTGCAGCTAGTCGTAATAATGCAGTTGATACAGCACAAGTAACAGCCTTATTAAAAAGTAATACTCGACTAAATGAAGATGGGGCGGTCGAGATTGTGGATTCTAATGGAACTCCGCGTTACAATGATAAGGGTGATCTGTTATCCGTTGATGAGATGGTTACAGAATTTTTGACTGTTAATCCGCATTTTGTACGCGCCTCTGGTGGCGGTGCAGGAAGCATGGGTAATACAGGTGGCTCTACTCCGAAGCCTCAATCGGTGGATTGGATGGTCGAGAATTGGAATAGCGGTGGCAAAGAAGCCTATGCTGCTATGAAGAGGAAAGGCTAAATTATTTTTCTTTCTATTTATTGAGGTTTTAAAATGGCTATATCAGGTACTAATTCAACAACTTTAGACGATCTATTTGTAAACATTGTGGCGCAAGCCCGATTCACTGCTGAAGAGCAAAGCCTAATGCTAGGTCTTGTTACTCAGTACAACATTGCTGGACAAGCTGGCAAAACTGTACAGATTCCAAAATACCCTGCAATTACTGCGGCTGCTTTGGATGAAGGTACTGCTCCTGCTGATACTGATGTTTCTACTTCATCTGTAACTGTAACTGTTTCAGAAGTAGGTAACACTGTATTGCTAACTGATCTAGCGGCTATGGGCGCAGGTAATCCTGCTGATGAGCTAGGAACAGTTCTAGGTAATGCTATCGCTACTAAGATTGATTCTGATCTTATCGCTTTGTTCTCTGGCTTCTCTGGTGCTTTAGGTGCTGCAGGTTCAGAGATCACTGTTGCTGATCTATTCAAGGCAGCGGCTACTTTGCGTTCAAACAAGGTAACTGGTTCTATGGCTGCTGTTGTGCATCCTTTCCAAGCGTATCAGTTGAAAGCTGGTCTTACTAACACCTTTGCTGACCCGAATGGTGGAGACCTACAGAACGAAGCTATGCGTAGTGGCTATGTTGGCTCTATCGCTGGTATCGATGTATATGAGTCAGCTAATGTTTCTATTGACGGTAACGATGACGCAGTTGCAGCAGTATTTGCTCCTGAAGCACTTGCTATTGCACTCAAGTCTGAGTTCAACCTAGAGACACAACGTAACGCTACACGCAGAGGCACTGAAATGGTTGCTACTGCTATTTATGGTGTTGCTGAGTTAGATGACAGCTTTGGTGTTAAAATCACTGCTGACGCTGCACTTTAAGCCGAATGCCCCTACTTCGGTGGGGGCTATTCTTTTTCTGAGGTTAATATGGCAATTACATACAGAGGTGAAAGGTTCGAGGGCTACAACAAGCCGAAAAGAACACGCGGTCATGCGACCAAATCTCATGCCGTATTAGCTAAAGAAGGAGATAAGGTTAAGCTGATTAGATTCGGACAACAGGGGGCAAAGACTAAGCCACCTAGAAAGAATGAATCAGAAGCAGATAAGGCAAAGCGTAAATCGTTTAAAGCAAGACACGCTAAGAACATAGCCAAAGGCAAGATGTCTGGGGCTTACTGGGCAGATAAGGTAAAATGGTAATGGCATTTTCAGAAGATAAAGACTTACAAAACTTAGTGCCTGATATATTACAGTTGGGCATTGACACTTTTGCTGATGAACACGCAAAGGCTCAGAACGATATTGAGCGAGAGTTGCGCGTTAAGTGGTGGGACAAGA